ATGCGCGAACATCTGCTGCGTAGAAATCTGTGAGTGTGTATGAAATTGGTTGAACATCTGCGCCTGTTGAAGCGCCGTTCTCCAATGAGATTGTGTGTGTGAACGGTGCTGAAGCGCCTACAGTAGCCACGTCACCAAGCAAGCCCGCAATTGAATAACCAATAGTGTCTGCGAATACAGCGCCACCAAAGTCAAAAGTTGAGCGAGTGCGCCCTGGGATGTAGTTGTAATTGACTACGTTAGATCCACGAAGCCCCTGATCGTAGAGCGGGTCAATAACATCTACTGGCTTGAGAGTATCCACCATGACGGGAATAAAGTCAGTAGGTGCTACTGCTGTTCCTTTTGTTACTTCTTTCGCAATACCTAAGTAACTGCGTACGGATGCTTGAACTGACATTACTTCACCTCATCTACTGTTGTGTCTGGCGCGGCAGACTTTGCTGGTGTTGGGATTGACTTGGTTTCTTGAACAAAGTCTTTTGGTGCGTCAAACTCATCGCCTGACTTGACGGTAATTCCAAGCGTAGGGAACACACGCTCATCTTCACCTGTGTATTTGATCTTCATATTTCTCCTATGCTTGGATCATTTCGGTTGCGTCAAATTCTATCTCAGCAAAGATTTCCGTAGCGCCTTCTTTGTTTGTTGAAGGCTCACCGTACCTTGCGCGGATCTCTGGCTCAGCGCCCTGCCACACTAAAGTGCCTGTTGAGTCACCAAAATTGTGATTTGAGCGTAGCCGCGTTTTGATTGCGTCCACCAGTGTATCAAAATCGGTCATGCAACTTTCTGCGTTGTTGTGAAGCGAGTGCTGATACATCTGAAGTATGATTGTGTAATCAACGCGTTTCCAACCGTTGGTTGCGCCGCCAATAGCAATACGGCTTTCATTCTCTGCGGCGATAAAGATTACGGCAGCCGCGCGAGACATTTGCCCTGCGGTTGCTCCTACTTGAAAATCTATACGCTTAGGGAACGAAGTGAACACTTGATTTAGGTTGTTGATTGGCGGGGTGGTCAAGAATGAATACAGCGTAGCCCGTACGCCAGTACGCCCTGCCATTATCTGATCCTGCGGTACTTGTTTACCATGTCCAAGGCGAGAGACACGTCATTACCGAAGCGCTGAGAGTTGCCTATTGTGTTCGTGCTTGGCTGAGTTGTAATGCTCATGGTCATTGAACTGTCGCCGCGTACCTTGATAAAAGCCGTTGTAATCAGGATACAAGCCTGTTTGATAGCCGTTGGAAGGTTTGATATAGCAACACCCGCAACGTGGCTATAAACCAGCGCTGAGGTCAAGGGAACGGTGCTTGAGCCTATCGTGTAGGTTGAAGCAACGGTTACTGTCTCGCTTGAAGCGCCGTCATAGATACGAAGGATCTGTCCAGCCTCAATACCAACTCCACTAGCAACGGTCAAGGTGGATTGGGTGGCTGTTGCGGTCACTATTGTCGTATTGACGAAGCCCGCAACATAAGTGTACTTGGTGAACATCTGTTGTCTTGGCGCGACTCCAGCGCCGAACGCGAGCGCACCTTGACTTGAATAAGTAGTTGATAGTTGAGACAAGGGAATGATGAGTTGCTGGTTCTCAAACCAAGCCTTGCTGCAATCTCCAAGAGTTGTAAGGCTGTTTGGGTCTGTTCCGTACTGAAAGTCCGAGAGTGCGATCACTGGCGCGTTGTTCGGGTGTAGCGCAATATAACCCATGCTGTTCATACGCACTCTTTGAGTCTCAATATACTGAGTGGCGACAAGGTTCTGGTTCAGATACTCGTTCATGTATGACGAAGCGCGCAATATGACGTTAGCCAACTCAGCATTCTGGGCTGCTTCGTTGCCGCCCACCACTAGGTTGTTGTAGTCAATAGATGTTGGGGCGTTCTTGTACTCAGCAACGGTGATGTAGGTACTTTCAGTGAAAGTGTCTGGCGATAAACCCGTAGGCATTATTCCCCGTCTCGTTCAGGCGTTCCGTTGGTATGACCGCAGCGTGAACACTTGCGGAACCAAGATCCAAACCCACATTCTACGCAGTTAAAGCCTCTTGCAGCGTCTCCTTGAGAATACGGGCTGAGTGTTGCTTCAAAAAATCCTTCAGACTTCATGGCGCGCGCTGCACTAGCGCTTTCTACGTTATAGATCCCGCCCTTGTCTGGTCTATAAGATACGCCGCCTACATCAGTGATCTTTACGCCTTTGTCTGGTGCTACCAATCTTGCCATTAGCCTCTCCTTTACCTAAGAGTGAGGGAGTGCGCCCCGAAAGACGCACCCCCCACCGCCTTACTTATTCAGTTAATCACGCTGAGACAATTCCTGATACTGCGCCGTTCCATGCTGGAGCAGTACAGAAGAAAGTGCCACGGAAGTATGTGCTGAATTCATAAGCAAACTGTGTTACTGGCCATTGAATACCCATGTAATCCTGAACCATGAAGTTAGCCCAAACATCGCTGACCTCAGTATCTGGAATTGGAAGGGTGAACGATAGAACTGGAGCAACGCCTGAGTTGAGCCATGGGTGAACCATAAGATCAACAGACTTGCCTGTTACTTCGTTCTGTAGTCCAGTCACGATTGAACCGTATGTAGTTCCGCCTGTGCCTGGGTTTTCAATGTTCAGACGATAGTTGGCTGTTGAGCCATTCTTGATTGCGTCTGATAGTTGCTTGCGATCATTACCGTTCAAGAGAACGATATCTGGATCAGCCTTTACGTTCTGGTACAAGTTAGCAAATACGGTCTGGAACTCATTACCAGGGTTTGATGTTGAGAATGTACCGTTGATTGCGTTGTTGAAGCCAGAGTTTGAACCAAGGACAGTAGGCAAGATGCCGTCATATCCTGTTGCGTAAGCAGATGTATCTGCTGAAGCACGTGAAGCAGCAGCGCCGCTTGTTGTGAGAGCAGCGTTGTTACCTGTTAGCCCTGTTGTACCAGCGCCTTGAATTGTGAACGTACCAGTTCCCTTGAGAGTTCCCTGATACTTGAGGTTTGCTGCGCCTGTTGCTGTTCCAACGTAGATGTTGTAACCAAGTGCGCCTGTAACTGGTGTTGAGACAGTAACAGTTAGAACATCGCCTGCTGCAACTACTGTGTTCGCTTCTGTTCCAAGGATTGACTCACCGAAGCCGTTTACTGAGATACCAGCGTCAGTTGTTACGTTGACGTAGTAAGTGTTGGCTGCGATTGCTACCTGTGAACCTGAAGCAACTGGTGAAGCAAGTGCGAATGTTGGTGCTGATAGTGCGCCAGAGTAACCTGAAGCAGTACCGCGAGCCATAAGCATCATGCGTTCTTCCATAAGCATTGTTGCGTAAAGTGTTGATGTTGATGACAACTGACGTAGATCCTGATATCCAAGACCAGAGAAGTTCGCATCAAAAGATACGCTGTCTGATAGTGAGTATGAGTTGTACGGCAATACGAGATCATCTGCTGCGTAGGAGATCAACTTACCGCGTTCGTAGTTGATTGAACCGAATGTAGCAGTTGATGACTCAGTGATACCTGGCCATGTCTGTCCGACTCCGCCTGTACCTGTACCTGTGTATCCAAGAATACGCTTGACGCGGTGTGAAGTACCAACACCCTTCTTGCGTGGAATACGGTTACGTAGTGGTGTTGGACGTGGTGTGAGCAACTTTGCAGGTGCTTCCAAGTCAAACGCCGCGAATGATGTTGATAGTGGAGATGTAAGTGTTATGTCTTTCTGAATATCCTGCATCGCAAGACGCTGGGCTGAAAGAGCATTGTTCAATCCTGCTAGTGCATCTGGAGCAAGTGACTTGCTGATAGCAAGTTGCTCAAGTGCCTGCATTGGATCTGCTGCTGGTGCTTGTCCAGGAACGGTTGATGAGCGTGAAAGTGACTTGCCGAGTTCGGTTGTGAACTCATCCATTTTCACTGCTGCTTCCATTGCTGTTGAATCACCAAACAGATCGGTAGCGCGTGGCATGTCTGCCATTTTGTTTCCTTTCGGGTTGGAGTTGATTACTTGTTAAGGTCTTTGTCTGCTTCAGCGATGAACTTATCCGCTAGAAGTTTGTAGCCCTTAGCAAGCGTTGGGTCTGTTGTTGCCGCTGCTTTCGCTTTGTAGGTAGCCGCTTTGATTAGCAAATCATTTGAAGTTTCTCCAACTGGCTTCGCTGTTCTACGTGGACCACCAGCCACCGCGAGAGATTTGGCGATATTCAACTCTGCTTCTAAGCCTACTGCTTTCTCCTGCGCTGCCTCTTTTGCAGCGACAAGGTTAGCAATCTCTGACTTGAGTGCCTTTGTTGCGCTATCTACCACTTGCTCTACTATGGCTTCAATATCCGCTGACTTTTCATCATCGGAATTCTCTTTTGTTTCTTCAGGTAGTTCCTGATCTTCAAGTTCAACAACTTCCTCTGTTGGTTCAGCAGACTTTGGCGCTTGGTCTGGTAAAACCATTTCAGCGGTTGTTACATCTGCGCGCCCATGAGTGTCTTGCGGAATACCGCAGCCGCACTCCAAGCACTTGTGTGCTTCTTCAACAACTTCTTCAGCGTCGTCTGCGACTACTGTTTCATCTGGGTCTGCTTCTTTGTCTGTTGTATGACCTTTGCACATCTTGTCGCCGCAACCGCCTGCTTTGCTGCACTTTATGCAACCGTCGCACTTGCAGTCCATTGTTGTTTTGTCGGTGTGAGCAGACATTTCAATAGTCTCTTCAATTACTTCTTCAGGCACTTCTCCCTCTGCTTTCTCCCCTTCATACCAAGCAAAGAGGTGATGTACGGCTTCAAGGAGATGCGCCAATGACATTTCTTCATTGTGATTTCCTTCAGCCATTTCGTTGGCTTCAATAGAAATTAAGTTTGCTAGTGCAGTACGAGCCATATCGTATGTCTTTTGATCGTACTTTAATAGATCTGGTGCGACATAAGACTTTGAAACCTCAATCAACTCTTTGGCTGTTGCCATATCAAACTCCATTTCCGTAATATCAGATTGTAATGATTTCTTTGTCTTGGCGCGATACTTTCCGCCACGCTTTTTATACTCTCTGACTACCCAAGAGTTAGCAACAGCAGACGGATACACGTCAAACTTTTCTTTTGCCTCAGCCTTGACGCGGTTGTAAAGATCCTTGTCTGCTGGCTCTGAGCGCTCGCCGCCCTGAAGCATGTTCTCGTAATCTTGCTCTTTCTCTTTCTTTGTAATGTCGCCTTCAACGGATTTACCGATACTTGAGGACACGTCTTGTAATGTTTTACTTACCGCTTGGAGTTTCTTTCCAACCGCTTTTTGAGCGTCATTTACGCCGCGATCAACAAGAGTGTCGCCCGCATTTTTAAGTTTCTTGGAAGCGTTACCAACTTGCTCTTTATACATACTGTCGTTTGGCGCGCGCTTAGCCGCAGCCAAACTGTTTTTTGCTGAAGTAATATCCTCTTGGGCTTCTTGGGTTACATCCGCTGATCTTTCTTGTGTTTTGGTACGAGAGGTTTCTCCGTCTCCTTGAACTTTCTCGTTAACTTCGTGCATTTCGTTTTCTGCTGCACCAACTTGCTTCGCCGCTTCTGCTCTCGTTCCTTCGTGTTGTTCCGCTGCACTTCCGCCGCCTTTTTTAGGCGCATGAGCCGCTTGGCTACCATGACCAGGGTGCTTTACAATCTCAATAAGATCCTCTACTTGGATCAGACTTTCTTCACCGTCAGCAGACTTAGCCAACATCAACTGGCAGTTAGGGTTTGCTGGGCGATCAACAAGCGATACTTCAACAATCTGACCGTCAATGATGCGCCCATTGGTAGCAGCCTTGTCGCGTGTTACACGCGGGTTCTTGATCCCAATACTGAAGCCCTTGAGTACGCCTGTCTCAACTTTTTTTACTGATACAGGATCTACTACGAGTGCAGATATGTAATGTCCGTCTGCTTTTGACTCATACTCTTTTGCTACGCCTGCTGCAATAGATGAATGTTGTTCGCGTATGTTGCCGCCAGACTTGAACCAAGCGGGCATAGCGCGGTCAAGCCACTCTGAGTCGCAGATCTGTTGGTCAATATCAATGCTGTCGTCTGTTGCTTTACCGTAAACAGTAAGTGTGCCGTCAGCGTTGCGATCCGCCTTTTCAATACCAAAGTATGATGTTGTTAAGTCGGTCATTGTTGATTTCTCCTTGTTTTCTTGTTCACGAATAGTGCTTTTAGCCCAAGCCCAACCTGCGTCTCCGCCCCAAAGCAACCAAGCGATGTAACCAGCGCTGTCTTTACCCCAACCTTCACCTTTTTTGTCCACCTCATGGCGAGCAAAAAAAGAGTTCATGCGCTTGAGTGTGTCTAATGATAGCGCTGCACCGTTGGATAGATCCCGCGCGCGAGCAACACCAACTTCAGTTCCGCCTCTGTTGTATTTTGCTCGTAGTTCTAATCCGCGCTTGGCGTTAGAACGTACTGCTTGCGGTGGTACAAATCCTGCTGCTTTTCCTATCTCTGGTTCATTGATATACAAAGCGGCTATTTGTTTTTTGGCTGCTTCTTTTGTATCGTGGCAACCCATTACTGTGCCGTCACTATCCTTTACTACTGGATAACCTTCGCAGCCGTAACTACCCTGCTCGCCAATGTGATAAGGCATGATTACGCGGAATAAGTCAAAACTACTGCGCCTGCTGCTGAGGCTGCTGCTGAAATTGCGTAAATAACATCGCCAGCGCTTGCGTAAAGCACTTGATTTGCGCTAGCAGCGATTGTGCGACCAATGGTTGCGCCTGAAGTAGTGATAGTTGCATCACCAACAAAGATTGATGCGCTGTGTCCGTTATGAACATTGATTGGGGTATTGGGTCTAGCGTTCGCATCAACCTGATGCAGTATTGATACAACTGTCTGAGTGCTTGCGTTGACGTGTTTGAATGCCATGTTATTCCTCAATCCATTCTATCTTGACGTGAGATAAGGCTTGCTCAAGAGATTTGCTTACATTATCAGATAGCAGCGATAAGCCGCGCCTGTTTGCTTCATCTATTGCTAGCGGATCTCCTTCTTTAGCGGTAGCAAATATGATTTCATCAGGAAGTGCTTTGTAATATATTGCCGTCACCAGCCGAACTCCTTTGCCATAGCCTGAACCAACGGATTGTCTGAAGCGCCTTTTGAATATACCCACGCAGCGTAACACTCAGCGTAAGCCTCAGCCGCGTTTGTATTACCGTACTTGCTTAGATTTTGTCTGCCCTCTTTTTTGATAACAGCCTTGATTGCGTTGTCCGCTAAATCTGGGGATGCAAACCCGCCTGGGTTCACTTCAATAGAATGACCCCACTCGTGAGATAGCGTGTATTTCAGCGCTGAGTAATCTTTACCAACGGGCATGAACTCCCCTTGGTTATCTACTTGCTTCACGTTAAGTTTGGACTCGTGATTGAGCCACATCATCGCGCGCGCGCGGCTGTTTGGGCGACCCTGCCAGCGCATAGCGCAAGCCTCAGTAACGCTTGGTCTAGCCTTAGCAAGAGAAACCATTGTGTCGTTATCAACCATGAGCATTAGGTTTTGGATTGGCTTGATCTCTTGTAATTCATCTACCACTCGCAATATGTCCGCAATAGGGGTTTTGACTTTTTTGTTCACGATTACTACGGTTCCACCGTTAGTGTAAACAACTTTGCCGACACGCTGCTGCGCTGTTTTGCCAAGAAAAGACAAATCAGAGTTGACCATGTACGTAGGATCTTTTTTAGCAAATCCGCTAGGAGATATAAACTCATTCCTCATTATTTCAGTTTGAGATCTGCGTTGTTCACGTAATGCGTCAAGCGCCGCTGTACCCTCTTTTGGCTTACTCCAAGCACCTGGTTTATGCTGCCAAGCGGTCTGAGGCGTCCAAGGTTGACCAGGCATGGGTATCTTGTCTGGCTTGGGTGTTGGAACTGTCGTAACACCGCTTGGATTAGGCTCAGCGTATTCGCTAAAGTCTGGTAGCAGCGCGCAGCGACAATGAGGGTGAGCAGGTGGCTGCATGTTGCCTGACGGGAACGCCTCACCCAACTTGACTACAACTCCGTTATTGGGCGCGCATACTTCGCAAGCGACAGATCCGCCTGCAACCGCAAGAACCGTCATCCACTTCATTGACTCTAAACCAGCGTCTCTGTAGCGCGTTACGGCTGCCACGTTCAACACGCGGCTTGTCTCAGTGATAGCGATAGTAAGCGCGCGAGCAGGATTACCTACTGCGTTGTTAATAAGTTTCGCTGCACTCGTTGGAGACAATCCCAGTTCAATACTGTCTGCGAGCGCTGTACCAATACGATCCATACTGGTCTTGTCCATGCCTTTGAGAGCAATACCCATGTCGTCAAGGATCTTTTGGAAGGATTTGGGCTTGCGCAGCATAAGTGACGCTACCCTGTCGCCTGCTTTCCACTTTGCCCAATCAACCGTACCCTCTACGGCTTTCATAGCCTGTCGCCCTTCGTACAAGGCTTCTCCTGCTGCGTCATCACCCAAAATCCAAGCCTCAGCCCAGAGTCGGATCAACGCCGTTGCTAGTGCGTCATTGTTAAATCTAATGTTCATGATCGCCCATGCGCGCGCGCGGGCGCGGTCTTGGGTCATGTTGCCTGAAGCGTTGGGTTGACTTAACTTGTAATCGTCAAACAACTGCTTTGCGTCTATGGATTGTCGCAGCGCCGCCCTGATCTTAACTGCGTTTTGTGCTGCAACGCGCCCGTCAACTTCATGAGCGCCCCATTTCACGTCAAATACGCTTTCGCAAGTGCTTTGGCTGTATCAAGATCCCCGTCAAACGCGCAGCGGTTAAGTGCTTCGCCAACAATCGGGTCTAATGATTTAAATTCAAATAAGCGCGCTCGCTTGCCCTTGCTTGCCCACTTCATAAACGCTTTAACTTCTGAAACAGTTTCTTCTGTCTGAAGATCCTCTTGTTGCTCTGTCTGAAGATCCTCTTGTTGCTCTGTCTGAAGATCCTCTTTTGGTTGTCCTTCAGGGCTGGCTTCAGTCGGATTTGTAGTTGGGGTTGCAGCGTTCACAATTCCCTCTGGCGTAAATAAATACACGCCTGATCCGCTAACAAGTATCGGCATATCTGCTTGAGGTGTATCCAAAAGCGGCAAACCTAACTCCGAGCGATGTTCATTGACGGTCTTGGCGCCAGACGTAACTTCAATCTGAGACTTGCGAGCATTGGCTTCATTGTCCATGCGCCGTGAGGTCATTAACTTAAACTCTAACTCGCGCGGCATACCCAAGTATGTGTAGCAAAGATTTGTGAGCGACTTGTTAAGCCAGTTCACAAGCGGTTGAGATCCGAGCGCTTCTGCTGTTTCAGCGCGCCCTTCTTCAAATCCAGCGCCACCCAACCCGCCGCCTTTTGGTGAGAACCCGATCTCGTTAGGCTGCACTCCGAAGTGTCCACAGATAGAAGTGATCAAGTAATCGTCAAGAGTGTCTTTGAACTTTTCTCCGTATCCGTCCATACCTACTGGAGATAACCCTGAAGGCAGTAGGCGAGCGCGCTTGCGTTGTTCTGTCTGACCCGCTAGATCGTCATTGAGGATATTTTCATACGCGCGCAATAGATCAGGGTTTGTTCCCCACTCAGCGTCAGTTGTGAACATAAGATCAGGCATAACACCGTCTGTATATTCAGCGCGTATCCATTGTTGGCGGCGCAAGTAAATATCAGCAAGCGGTAGTGATCGTTCAACAGGTGAGTATCCGTAAACGCTTGTTGTGCGTCTGTTACGTACTAGGTAAGCAAGATCGTCTGAGGTAAATTCGCCGTCAGCCTTTGGGTCATCATCGTTTGCCGAGAATTCTGCGCGCGGGAAGCCGTAAAGGATTTGTTGAAAAGCGACTTCAGGCGCTACAGGGCGCATACCGCGATCATCTAACATTGGCTTGATAGTTGAACCGTCAAGGATCTGAAAGCCGTAGAGATCACCGCCTACGGTCATCTGCGGCCATATAGCAAGTGCATCAATAACAAGGATCTCTTCAAGTGCAGTCATTAGCCAATCAGCAAAAGTTAATCCGTTTTGGCGATCAGGGTTTTCCCAGAATGTTCGTATGCGGTTAATTTCATCACTGTATTGTTCACGCGCTTTAGCCATAGCCCTGACGTGATCGCCGCCTGACGCAGCAACAATTTTCTCTGACGCGTCTTGCGCCAAAACAATATCCCACTCAAGTCCAGACACTTTTGATTTGCTTACTTCAACGCATCGGCGCAATATGTCTATTTGATCTGCTGCTGCACGTAAAGTCTTGAAAGGCACTAAGCGTGTTTCGGTAATGTTGATGTTTTGCGCTACTTGATACTCGTAGCGTCTTGGGGCTGGTCTGCCCGTTGCAGGATCTACTGGGTTGATAGCACCTGGCGTGATTGGTAGCCCTGGACCAAACGGAACCATAGCCATTGAAGGATTGCGCGGAAGTGGAGTGCTGTTTCCGTACGATTGTCCGATAGCGCCGCCTGCTGCGTTACGCATTTGTTGTTCGGTCATTGTTACAGATCCAGCGGGTAATGCGCGCTTTTCAATCTGTGTTGCGATCTGTTGTGCGATACGGTCAATCAAACCCATGTGTATCTCCTATTGTTACGCCCCTTGTAAATCAGGCTGGTGTAATGATAGCGCTTCCGCACTTAAAGCACTGCAACGAGCCTTTTGGATTAGGCAAGCCGCAGTTGTCGCAAAAGTTGGCTATGGCGTTGAAGTAATTGGCGACATTTTGAGTACCCAAGAGATCCTGAAAGCCCTGAACCATAGCGTCAAGTCTGTCTGGGCTATCAGCGCTGTCTGTTGTCCAAGTTGTCATCTGATCTTCAAGTGTCGCAAACTCTCCCACGTGATGAACGCGCCCTTGTTCATACATAGCCGATACAGGCTCAGCGCGTAATCTTTTACCCACGTGCGCTCGCACTTCTCTGATCGGCAACCCTATCTTGATTTGGCGCAATACTGAAGCAACCATGTCGCCGCCTTGATTGACTTCAACCAGAATTGAGTCAGCCTTGTGATACTCAAATACGCTCACAACCTTTTTAGCCCAATCAAGTGGAGATCCCCGCATTGAGTAGTCAGCCAAGATATATCCATGACCTTGAGTGTCTGAACCTAGAACGATGATGCCTGTTTCATCGCTATCAGGGTTGTTTGTAACAGCAGGATCTACTGATACAACAATTCTTGCGAGCGCTGGCGCTTTTTGTAGCCTGTTGCGCTCAATGATCCCGCGTGTCCACAATGCGCCCTCAACATCATCAAGGATTTCTCCGTATAATTCTTGGCGACCAAGTCTTGTACCTGCGTATCGCGCTTCTAGTTCAAGCAACGCTGAGGCTGCAAGGTTGGCTGCGTTATCAAAAGTTGAGCCGCGTGTTACCGCAACAGATCCGTCTGCGCGCCCTGCAAGCGCTCTGATAAGCGCTGTTGGTCTTGGTGTAGTTGTTACAACAATGCGTGGTTTGTCTCCCAAGCGCATACCGAACTGAAGTTGATCCCAAGCGTCTGTGTAGCGATAAGCCGCTAACTCGTCACACCAAGCGCCGTGATGCTGTGGACCACGAAAGCGATCAGGCTTGTCTGCTGAAAATAACTTCATTTGTGAGCCGTTGGTCAGCATGATCTCGCCTAATGATCTGTTCCAATCCTTCAACACTTTGTATCGGCGCAGGATAGATAACACTCCAGACTCGCCTTCAACGCAGGTATCTCTTGCGTCTCCGTATGTTGGTGCGACTATCGCCCAGCGTGTATTTGGTTGGCGGATTGCTTCCCAGCATAGCCACTCAGCCGCAGTACGTGTCTTGCCTGCACCGCGCCCCGCCATATACAGCCAGATGTTCCAATCACTCTGGGGCGGTAATTGCTCTGGTCTGGCTAGTTCCTTCCGCCACTTCCACCTTGACGCTTTGATCCATTGACTCAAGTTGTCTGATGATCCGTTCAATGTCTGCGTCAATGCTATTCCCGTCATAAGTCACCACCTCTGCCTGAATACGTTGTGGCGCTTCAATACCAAGGATCTTGCACCGTTTGTCTATAACTCGCAAGATGAAGTCAGCCGCCCTTACGTTGCCTTCCAATGCATCTTTCCAATAAGCCCTCTGAAGCCTGTCCAAGCGGTCAAGTTCTTGCGTTCTTAACTCTTCAGCGGGTTGAACCAATACACGCGCTATGGCTCGCTGGTACGCCTTGTACGCCCCACTAGCG